TAGCAGCTAAAAGCCACTACGCTTTCAAATCTAACTTTTGGGGGTCACCACACATTTCTGGGTGCGTTTTTCTTGCATTATTTTCAATTTGCTTAGAAAAATCTTTATTTAGCAATTCAGCGTACTTTATTACTCGCAAATACTGCTTTTCAGTGAGGTGCATTTCATCATATGAAAGTGAATCAGAAATTTGATTAGATTTTAAAAGGCACTCTACTGCTAAATCTAAATCGCCGTTTGCTTTGTGATTGGTAGCGGCTTTTTGCAATAATAACATAACATCCGAGTTTTCACACGGAATAGCTCTTATATTTTCAAGAGTGCTAACATCATAATCGCCACAACTGACAGGTATTTTTTCTAAGAGAATTTCACTTTGATTATTTGATTTCAGAGAATCAACAAGTTTTAAATTTTCGGTAGTCAGATATATGCTATACTTATTGGACATATCCTCAAAAAACTTATTGATTTTATTTTGCTTGCCTTTATCTGTTTTTAATTTATCGGCAGATAAAAGAGTTGACTTCCAATATCTATGAATAAACCTATTGGTATTTTGTTCGTAGTTCTTTTTCAATTCTTTTAGCTGGCTTTTTGGTAACGGATGCCCGGGAATTGGGTGTACTTTATGTTTACAGATTTCTGTTAATATTTGTAAAGCCTTAATGTAATTATTAAAATATGATTCGGGCTTTGCTGAATCCCTTATCCATTTTTCAGCTCCGGCATAATCGCAGAAAAGTAGATATACAGCATTTTCAGAAGATTCATTTCTATATTTGTCGCTAAATGAGTTTTTAAGCAATTCATTTTCAACTGCTTGTGGTAACCGCACATTTAATTCAGTTTCTGCCTGCGATTTAAATAATTTTGCGAAAAATCCCATATCAATTCTCCTTATCAAATAGCATTAGCCTCAAGCTCGTTATGAACAACAGGCTCATAATCATAAAAATGCTCGGATGTAATGTGCTTTAATTCGTGCTTAGCGGCTTTCTGTTGAGTATCATAGCTAAGCAGAATATTAATATATACATTGTAATTGCCGTCCTCATCTAAGACCGTTACGCCTCGTACGGTCAGCGGCAATTCTAAACCTCTAATAAAAATTTCTCCCAAAGCTATTCATCCTTTTTTAATGCTTCAATAATTCTGACTGCTTTTTCCACATCTTCTTTTGTAGCACCCTTAGTAAGACTAAATAACATTCTTAGTTCACTTCTGTTCTTGAGCTCCTCGAGGTATTCTTGGAGTTCTGAATTTAATTCGGCGGAGGTCTTTGAATCTGTGAGTGTGTTCATATCTACATTGAAATAGTCAGCTATAGCTTCTAAAGTTTCAAGATTAGGTTCTCTTGTGCCATTCTCATACATACTAATAGAACTTTTAGAACAACCTAAATGCTTTGCAAGTTCTTCTTGACTTAGATTTGCTTTTAATCTCAACTGTTTAAGTACATCGGAGAACATTTAATCACCTCTTGTGTTTTGTTTACTATATAATATCACGAATTGTGAAAAAAATCAAGCAAAAAATTTCACAAAATGTGTTGACATTTTTAGAATGCTGTGTTAATATAATAGTACACGATATGTGAACTCACTTAAGGAGGTGATAAAATGAATGCAGAAGTCATTGGCGAGAAAATTAAAAACTTAAGAGAAAAAAATAATATCTCAAGAGAAAACTTTGCAAATGCCGTAGAAATCAGTCAATCTGCTCTTTCTATGTACGAAAACGGACAGCGTATTCCTCGTGACGAAGTTAAGTTAAGAATTGCAAGATTTTTCAACACCTCAATAGAGGAACTTTTTTTTACAAATTAAGTACACGAAATGTGAACCAAATATTTATCTTACAATTCAGTATAGCAAATCAGCTGTACAATAAGCAGGACTTTGCCAAATAGCAGAGAACAGCATAGGAAAGGAGGAATGGCTATAATAACCGACATAATAAACTGCGTACTCTTATTTGTTGCAGTAACAATATTTATTTGGTTTGAAATTGATAATCTTAGAATAAAAAGAAAGATAACCCGACTTAATCAGAAAGTTGAACATTTGTTGCAGTTAGCTGACATACAGTTCAAACCTCAAAAAGAAGAGTTATCCGATGAGTTTAAGTTATATCTTTTACAAAAGCAGATAGATAGTTTAGAATTTGCAACCCTAAACCGGAATTGTCAAGATAAAGACCAAATAAATAGACAGTAATGGTTGAGAGTGAAAAAATTAAAAATCTGATAAATAAATTTAGTTTTTGGAACTGGTATTCTTGTTAACCAAGTGAAACAGTGCTTCATCAAATACTTATAATGGTAAAAAGTTTCAAAAAAGGCATTTTCGAGGGCAATAGACATAAAGTGCATTTTTAAATCACTTTCTAACCCAAAATAAGATTTATGAGCTTTGTTTAAAACTTTCGTAATAGGAATTATGAGTTCAAAGTTTTGCTGAAATTCTTTGCTGTTTATATTTTTCAAATACTTGTTGTATAAATATTTTGTGTGTAACATTCTATAAAGATTTATAAAGAAATTTGTTATAGCAATTACACAATAGATAGCAAGTATTTTCAAAAACATCAGCAACATTCCTTAAGACGATTTTGTTTAATTATACAATTTATTATTAAAATCGTCAATTCAAAAACTATTCATTTATCAAACATTAAAAACAGATTAGAGGTGAGAGCAATGTTTTACAATGAACTTGACTATTTGGACGATGAAGAAGTTGAGATAATTTGTTCAAGCAAAATTCCAACCGAGGGCGAATTAGAAGATAATCTAAACAAAGTTATTGACGAAAAGCTACTTCATTCGTTTTATCTGCTTGGCAAGTATGATGTCAAGATAGAGAGAGCATACCGAGAGGGTTTCAGGAGCGGTCTTGCATTGACTATTTCGGTTACCGCTCTATTATTATCACTGGTGGCATTAATATGGAAACTACAGACAATATTAACGCTATTACCGAAATAATTATCGGGACCCAAAAACGGATTTTTTCTTTTCTGCGGTATAGTAAAAACATTTTCCCTTTTTTAGAAATACAGTAGTATTTAGGATCGGGTGAATAGTCAATAAGATGATAACGCAACAAGAAAGAATATTTTTCTTTAAATTTATAGTCAACATCTTGTTTTAAAAGTTTATTACCTTTATATAAGGACCTAAGTATTCTCACTTCTGATTTATCAAGAATGAGGTCTTTATGAGAAGTTGACATAGTGTGCACCTCCTTTCATAGTTAATCATAGCATTTAAGGTCGTGTAAAGCAATAAAATATCGAAAAGAATAGTAGAACTTGAAAAAGTTCTTGTCAAACAGCAGAAAACAGCGTGAACACACCAACAGAAAGGAGATGAGGAGATGAACAACACTTTACTTATCAACCCAAAAACTGGTCAGGAATATGACGATGTTCCGCCAACTGTAGCGGCGAAGTTCCTCGGCGTTGCTCTCAATTTCGTGTATGACGGCTTAAAGCAAAAAGCACTGCCGATTGGTACAGCAGTACAGAGCGAAAAGGGCAGATGGACTTACAATATTCCTTGCGACAGGCTCAAAGCATATGCAAGTGGTGTGGATGTTTTGCAGACTACACAGCTTTTAGAAATGTTTATCAGCAGAAAGGAGGCATAACAAATGGCACTTAGACACATTAAAACAAAACGCAGTCTTAAAGACGAAAACAAGCACTTACATAGCTTAGTTAAGCACCTACAGATTGAGCTTGAGAACGCAAGACTTGACCTTTGCATTAAGAATGACGCAATCAACGGCTACCGCAAGGAGAACATCAAGCTTAGAAAACGCATTAACAGTATGTATGTATATGATGTTTTCGGGGAGGAGGTGAAGAAATGAGCAATAAAAAAAGTGCCTGTGACACCGCGAATGCCACAAGCACAAAGAACAATAAGCCTAACTCAATTATATCCTCTGCAACAAAAAAAATCAAGTTGTGCAACGAAAAAAATCTTAAAGACCGTAAATCTAAAGCAATTCTTGAGCCGGTAAAGAAAATGCTCTGCGAATTTTCAGAGCAAAACGAGGAATTTGCAAGAGCCGTTTCGGCTGCAGAGAACCTTGAAAACCTGATTGACGAAGTGGGAAAGAAACTCCCCGCTGCAGTTTCCGACCTTGATGTGTATCAGCAGATTGTCGGTAAGATTTTCCCCGGAGCAAAGGTTACTTTCGCAATGCAGATACATATGTCCGAGTATGAGCTTGAAGAGCCTGATGTAGCAGAGCAGAAAACGGATCCGGTTACTCTTGACCTCGGCAATCTTATAGATTGGTAGGTGTCGGTATGATTAAAAATCCCGAATATCTGCTCGAGAATATTCCTGATATTACAGTTGAAAACGAAGAGCAAATAGTGCAGTATTTCCCACAGTATGCCTTTTATGAAAATAAAGGCAGTGGCAGATGTGATTGCTTTTGTACAAGCTGTCGTTGCTGGCATCTTAATGAGCCGTTCAGTCTTGCACATAATCAAATTCACATATGCAACCATTGTGGTGAGACCGTCAAAGCAAAGGCTTTGCATTACGGCAGAAAGAAACTTGGAAGAAGTCGCAAGTTTGGATTTTGTTTTGCTCAAAACGGCAGACTGTACATCAGATTTGTAACGGTTTATCAGAGATTTTCGGAAGATATTTACAACGAAAATCCTGTCGAAATGATGCCGCAATATTTTTTTTCAAATGAATATCTGTATGTATATGAACAACACGCAATGCAAAGATTTGCATACAACTGGTACGGCAAATCATTTTATCAGATGAAAACAGACGGAATTATTCCTTCTGCTTCACAGGGCTTAGCGTGGTATTGGGGTCCGTCAGAAAAAACCTTGTATTCAGGCTGGGATTCAACCGTACTTTTAAATCTTGATGTAATAGCTGATACGGATCTTAGATATTCGTGTGCGGATGAGCTTTCAGATAGGTACACAGTTCACGAAATCTTAAAGTGGCTTAACTTATATGTCCGACACAACAATGCAGAGTATTTGATTAAAGGCGGATTTGATAGGATTGCAGACCTATTGATGAACGGTCAGCTAAAGCTAAACAAAATCCATTGGAAAGAAAACAATCTGCTTAAAATGCTTGGGTGTCGCAAGACAGATATACACAGCTTTGCCGAATATGACACAAACGAAATTGAGCTTTACCGCAACATTATTAAAGAAGAACCGAACATTCAGAACGCAAGCGGTTTTGTAAGCAGTATGTCAAAGCTTGGAACTTTTGCCGTTAACGAAATTCACGATGCCGGTGTTAAATACAGGCAGATTTTGAAGTACGGCAAGAATCATCAGAGAGTAATGCTGTGGAAGGATTATCTCGACAACTGCAAAAGACTTCCCGAGGGAATTGAAGAGCTGATGCCTGCTCATCTTGAACAGGCTCACGACAGAGCCGTTGAAAAGGTTGCTTATTACACAAATAAGGCTGAAGCGGAAATGATAGCTAAGAGGGCAAAAACTCTTAAGCCTCTGTTGATGGACACGCAAAATCTTGTAATGCTTGCGCCTGAAACAGGCGAAGAAATTATTTCAGAGGGAAAAATTCTTAAGCATTGTGTCGGCGGATATGTAAGACGGCACGCAAGAGGTGACACGATAATACTTTTTATTCGTCATAAAGATAAACCGAAAATCCCGTTTTTTACGATTGAAGTAAATCCTGAAACATTGGAAATAATACAATGCCACGGTTACAGAAATGAGCGTGACAGCGGATTTAAAAAGCCGGATGAAATCAAGAAATTTGAAAAGCAATACGCTGAATTTTTGGAGGATATAAAAAATGTCAGAAATAACAGTAAGCGAACAGCATAAGCAGGCAATTGAACTGCATCAGAAGATAATTGTCAGCGCAAACCTTGCACAACAGAACATATGGGATATGTGCAACGGACTCAAGACTATGCGTGACAACAAGCTGTATAAGGAGCTTGGCTACACGAATTTTGAGGAGTACTGCGAGAATGAAGTAGGTATGAAACGCAGTAACGCATATAACTATATTTCTATTGTAGAAAAAATAAATCCTGAAAATGTCCAATCGATTGGACAAATTGGAATGACAAAGCTATCACTTCTCGCCACAATAAGCGAACCCGAACAGGCAGAAATCGCCGAAAAACTTGACCTTGAAAACACAACGGTCAAGCAGTTAAAAGCTGAAATCGAAAAGCTGAAAGACGAAAAGCAGGAGGCAACCGACAAGAGCATTGACTATTGCAGACAGCTCAATAACGCTAAGAAAGACGCAGACTATTACAAGCAGCAGGCGGACACTTCAAAAGAAAGCTATCGCAATATTGAAAATCAGCTTGCAGAGGAAAAGAACAAAAATTTCAAGCTGACGAATAAAGTTCAGGAGCTTGAAAGCCGCCCTATTGAGGTTGCCGTTGCAGAGCCGAGCGATAATGAGCGCAGACTGAACGAAACCATCAGAGCACTTGAGCGTGAGAACATCAAACGCAATGACGAACTCGAAGCAGAATATCGTGAGAACGAGAAAATCGTAAGGAAACAGCTTGAGGACGAAAAGCAGGAGGCTCTTCGCAGGCAGAAAGAGGAGTATGAAGAAAGGCTGAAAAATGTTCAGACTGCCGACGGTACATCAGATGACAAGGATGTCTTTAAGGCATATTTTTCGATTGCATATGACAGCTTTATCCGTATGCTCGATTTCGCCAAGCAGTCACAGGACAAGGAATTTTTCAAGGGCAAGGTTGAACATTTAATAGAAGCACTTGCCACACAAAACATAAATCTTTAAGGGGGAGCAACAATGAAGCTTTATGAGCTTACTGAAAGCTTTGCTGAATTATTCAGCCAATTTGAAGACATAAACGAATATGAACCCGATACTGACGCAGACGGTCAGCCGATTGACGGCAACGGCGACATTATCGAAGATGTTGAGGCATACAAAGAAAAAATGCTTACAGCGTGGTTTGATACACTCGAGGGCATTGAGGGCGAATTTGACGAGAAAGCAGAAAGCATTGCGGTCTACATCAAACAGCTTAAAGCCGAGGCTAAAATGCTTAAAGCCGAAAAGGCGGCAATTGCAAAAAGACAGTCACAAAAAGAAAAACAGGCGGAGAGCCTTAAAACCTATCTGTTTAAGTCAATGCAGGCACTCGGCAGACAGAAGATTGATATGCCGAGAGCGGTTATGTCGCTTAAAAAGAACGCTCCGAGCCTTGTGGTTGATGATGAAATTTCATTTGTTGAGTGGGCGGAGGAACACAATCTTGACCACCTTTTGAAGTACAGTATGCCCGAAGTGAAAAAGAATGATGTCAAGGCTCTCTGCAAAAAGGGCGAAGAAATCCCCTTCGTACATATAGAAGCCAAGCAGTCATTAAGTATTAAGTGAGGTGTTACAGATGATTGATTTTTCAGAGGTAACAAGAGCAAAGTCAAAGGCACGAATTGCCGTAACAGGTCCGTCAGGCAGCGGAAAAACATTGTCAAGTCTGTATCTTGCATATGGCATTACAGGCGACTGGTCAAAGGTTGCTTTGATTGATACAGAACACGAAAGAGGTCGCTTTTACGCAAACAGGACAGACCTTAATACAGGCAAATTTCTTTATGCCTCAATGACACCGCCATATACACCCGATAAATATATTGAATATGTGAAATCGGCGGCTGATATTGTCGGTTCTGACGGTGCAATTGTTGTTGACAGCTTTTCCCATTGTTGGGATAACGAGGGCGGTGTTCTTGATATAAAATCGCAGATTGCTCAACAGCGTGGCAAGAACGATTATACCGCTTGGGATGAAGCAGGTAAAATTCAGAACAACCTTGTAAATACAATTCTTTCGGTTGATTGCCACACAATTATTACGATGCGTGCCAAAATGGCTTATGCAATGGAAGTAAATGACAGAGGAAAAACCGTGCCTGTAAAAATCGGACTTGCCCCTGTTCAGAGGGAAAACACGGAATATGAATTTGATATGTGTTTTCAGCTTGACCGTACTCACAATGCAAGTCTTTCAAAAGATACGACTTTTCTTGACAGTTGGACGGGCATAATTACTCCCGAACTCGGTAAACAGCTTGGAGAATGGCTCTCAAAGGGTGTTGAACTTCCGAGGTGTTCCGATTGCGGAGATGTAATTATGGCATACGGTAAACGCACCGTTAAACAGATTATTGACGGCACAATAAAAAATTATGGCAGACAGCTCTGTATGCAGTGTGTCGCAAAGCTGATAAAGCAGAAGAAACAGGAAAAGCAGAGAGAGGGTGCCGGAAATGCAGCTTCGACCGTATCAGAATGACCTTGTGGAGCAAGTAAGGCAAGCTTGGCGAGAGGGTTACAAAGCTCCTTGCATTGTCCTTGGGTGCGGTGGCGGAAAGTCCTGCATTGTCGCAGAAATTGCAAGACGGACGACTTGGAACGGTAAACGGGTGCTGTTCCTTGTTCACAGGAGAGAGCTTGTTGACCAAATATTCAGAACCTTTGTCCGCTGGGGTGTGCTTATGGATTTATGTCAGATTGGTATGGTACAAACCTTTACACGCAGGCTTAAAAAACTTCCTAAGCCTGCGTTAATCATTACGGACGAAAATCATCACAGCCTTGCACAAAGCTACAAACGCATTTATGAATATTTTTCAGATGTGCCGAGGGTTGGCGTCACCGCAACACCTATCCGTCTAAACGGTGACGGCTTGGGTGATGTCAACGATAAGCTGATTGTAGGAGTAAGTACCAAGTGGCTCATTGAGCATAACTGCCTTGCCCCATATGATTACTATGCTCCGAGTGTTGCCGACCTTACAGGACTGCACACCAAAATGGGCGAATATGTCGCCTCCGAGATAGAAAAAGCAATGACTAAAAATACAGTTTTCGGAGATGTAATCAAGTATTACAGACAGCTTGCAGACGGCAAAAAAGCGGTGTGCTATTGTTCAACGGTTAAGCATAGTCAAGCAACGGCACAGGCTTTTTGTGAGGCAGGCATTCCGGCAAAGCATATTGACGGAAGTACCCCGAAAGCTCAAAGAGAACAGATTATAAACGAATTCCGCAGCGGCAAAATTACAATTCTTTGCAATGTGGATTTGATTTCAGAGGGCTTTGATGTGCCCGACTGCGAATGTACAATTCTGCTCCGACCTACTCACAGCCTTACGCTTTACATTCAGCAGTCAATGCGATGTATGCGATACAGACCGAACAAAAGGGCGGTAATCATTGACCATGTGGGCAACTATGCAAGACACGGAATGCCTGATGATGACAGGGCATGGTCACTTGAAAAACGAGAGAAAAAGAGTGTTAAAAAGCTTGAGGACGAGCAGGCAGCAAAGGTCAAGCAATGCCCCGAGTGTTTTTTTACATTCTCTGCACCACCACCGGGGCAGAAAGCCGTATGCCCTCGATGCGGATATGAATTTCCGACAGCAGAGCGAAAGGTTGATTTTGATACTGCCGCAGAGCTTATAAAGATTGAGGGCTTTAAGCTCGATTTCAGTTCACCATCTGATTGCGGCAGCTACAACGATTTACTTGTTTACGCAAAAACACACGGCTATAAGCCCGGCTGGGCGTATTATCAAGCACGAAAGAGAGGATTGATAGCTTGACAGAAGAACACGCTATACAGAATGAAATCCGCCTTGCAATTGCACCGTACTGCGATATTTTTCGTATCAATGTCGGACAGGGTTACACAAAGGACGGGCGATATTTCAGCACAGGTGTACCACCGGGTTTTTCTGATTTATTCGGTGTCAGAAAATCAGACGGCAAGGCGGTATTCATTGAGGTTAAAACAGCAAAAGGCAGAGCAACCGAAAAGCAGCATAACTTTTTACAGATGATGAAATTTAACGGTGCGGTAGCAGGAATATGCAGAAGTGCCAATGAAGCAATTAAATTAATTTTGGAGGAATAATCATGGGTTTTAAATCAAACTGGAACGAAGCAACACAGGGCAGCTCAATCAAGCCGGAGGGCGATTATGAGTGCCTTATCGCTAAGGTTGAGGAGAGAGTAACAAAGAATGGCAAAGAAAATCTGAACATCTCAATGGTAATCAGAAATGATGTTGAGCAGAACTATAAAAATGGATATATATTTGATACATTGTGGAAGAAGAAAGAGCCTACAAACGCAGACTTGCAGGTCAAGGGATACAGCTATGGTCAGATTATGGCACTCGGCAAGGCGGCAGGACTTCCCGATGGCAAGGAGTACGACAGCCTTGAGCAGTTCTGCGGTGAGCTTGTCAATAAGCCAATGCGTGTAACTATAAAGCACGAAGAATACAACGGAAAAACACAGGAGCGAGTAAGCTGGAGAAATCCTACAAAATATCCGACTGTAAAGCATATTCCAAAGCAGACGACGACCAATACAGCTACAGCCTATGCACAGCCACAGCAAAGCTATGCATCTGCTCAGCCGACAAATCAAGGCTTTACGGATATGCCGATTGATGATGATTTACCGTTTTAATTCAGAAAAATTTTACGGAAATTGCACTAATTTATGCAACTTTTGAATTTTAAGTCGGTACATATGAAATTCATAAGAATCCATAAGGAGGTATAAAATATGGGATTTACAAATTTTAACGATAAATACAGTGCAATTCCGCAGGAATTAAAAGGCTATAAAAATTGGGTGTGTTGGCAGGCATACCCTGATCCGAAGTCGCACAGCGGCATTTCAAAGAAGCCGATAAATCCAAGAACGGGTGGTTTTGCAATGCCGAATAACTCGGACACTTGGTCGGATTTTGAAACCGCTGTAAGGCAGTCGGGCAAGTATTCGGGCATAGGCTTTATGTTCTCAAATTCGCCGTTTTTCGGTGTTGACCTTGACGATATGCCGAATGACATTCAGGATTACCAAAACGGCGGAACTGACAACATAATCAGCGAGTTCGTGAACACTTTACAGAGCTACACAGAATTTTCGCAGAGCAAAACAGGCGTTCATATAATCTGCAAGGGAACTCTTCCCGAGGGCAGAAGAAAAGCAAAGAATGATTCGGGCGGTTTTGAAATGTACGAGAACGGCAGATTTTTCGTTGTGACAGGAAACTACTGCTCGGAATACGGATACATCAACGATTGTACCGAGAGTGTTAAGCCGTTGCACTCCAAATATCTCGGCAAGACGGCAGAGCCTAAGCCGAACAAGAATATTACGGTCAATTTAAATTCCGTTGATGACATCGTCAGAGCCGCCTGCATCGCTAAGAACGGCAGTCTTTTCAAGGCTCTGTACAGCGGTGACTTTTCGGCTTACTCATCACAGAGCGAGGCGGATATGGCATTTTGCAATATGCTTGCCTTTTGGTGCGGCTGCGATGCCGAAAAAATGGACGCAATTTTCCGCCAATCGGGTTTAATGCGTGACAAGTGGGACAGAAAGCAGTCAGGCACTACATACGGAGTAATCACTCTGCAAAAAGCAATATCGGGTTGCAGTCAGACCTATAACCCTAAAAAACAAAACGATTATTCGATTTCAATAGGCAACGGCAAGGTTATTCAGACTGTTGACGAAGAAAAAATGCGTGCATATACATTTGACGATATGGGCAACGCAGAAAGGTTTGTTGACCTGTTTGGCGAAAATGTTCGCTACTGCTATACGGAAAAGAAATGGTATTTTTATAATTCAATGAGGTGGAGCGTTGACAATCTCGGTGTTATCTTAAGAATGGCAGACAAGTGCGTTGAGGCTATGAAAGCCGAGGCAAAGCTTTACTTGCAGGCTGATGAAGAGAGCGGCGGAGATATGGCGAAAGCATTTGAAAAGCATATGAAATCAAGCCGTTCAAATAAGTCAAAAAAAGCAATGCTCAATGAAATTGAACATCATCTTCCGATTTTGCCTATACAAATGGACAGATACAAAATGGCACTCAACACGCCAAGCGGAATTATTAATCTGAAAAACGGCGATGTAAAGGCACATAACCCCGAATATTACTTTACAAAGATTACTTCGGTCGATTGCGCCGATGCTGCCGACTGCCCTCGTTGGCTTGCGTTCCTTGACGATATTTTTGCAGGCGACAAAGACTTAATCAGATACATTCAAAAGGCGGTAGGCTACAGTCTGACAGGCTCAACGGCGGAACAATGTGCATTTTTTCTTTACGGTACAGGTCGAAACGGCAAGAGTACTTTTATTGATGTAATAAGAGATGTTTTCGGCGATTATGCGGCGAATATTCAGCCCGAAACCATTATGGTGAAAAGCTCGCAGAGCAATGCCATAAACAGCGACATTGCACGATTAAAGGGCGCAAGACTTGTTACATCTGTAGAGCCAAATGAGGGTGTGCGGCTGAATGAGGGACTTTTAAAACAGCTTACAGGTGACGATACGGTAACGGCAAGAAAGCTGTACAGTGAGGAATTTGAGTTTAAACCCGAGTTCAAATTATGGATGGCGACAAACCATAAACCTATTATCAGAGGCACAGACACAGGCATTTGGCGAAGAATACATATGATACCGTTCAATGTGCAGATACCCGAGGACAAGGTAGATAAAAACCTTACGCATAAGCTAAAGGCGGAGATGACAGCGATTTTTAAATGGTGCATTGACGGCTGTCTGATGTGGCAGAGAGAGGGCCTGCAAATGCCCGCCGCTGTATTAAAGAGCGTGAGAGAGTACAGGCGTGAAATGGATGTTATTTCTGCTTTTATCGAGGATAAATGTACTCTTGAGGGCACTGTACAGGCAAGTATGCTGTATGCCGCCTATGCATCGTGGGCAGACAGCAACAACGAATATTGTATGTCAAATACCAAGTTCAGCACCGAACTTGCCAAACGATTTGAGAAGATAAAGGGAAGAAATTACAATTATTTCACCGGTATTTCTATTCGTTCTGAATGTTAGTGTGGTGGCTTGAGGAGGGTTTGAGGGGTTTTATAACCTTTCGTATAAGAAAAATAAAATATTATATATATAAAGGGTTATTTAAAAATGGCTTCAACCCACCACAAGCCTCCGCAGGGAGGAATATATGAAACCAAATTTTAAAGACAAAACAGAGTTTGCAAGGCTTGAGGATAAAGCTATTGACGGTCAGCTTGATTATACCGACTATCCGCCTGCCGAATACAAATACTTTTCAAAACTTGCAAAACTCGGTTACAACAACCGCCACAAGGGGTGGGATATGATTACTTGCCTGAAACTTCAACAGGAATTGCAGAGTGAGTACAGACAGTACCACGATGAGGGCGAGGAGTATTTAAGACTGTGTACGAGAATACAGGACAATATAAAGAAATCCGCCGATCTCGTTCGCAAGATGTACAAGCAGGCGGCAACCAAAGACGAAATGCTAAGCCTTGCGTTGCAGACGATAGAGCTATTAACAAATGAGAACGGATTTGTTAAAAGAATAAGTGAAAAGGTAAAGGAGATGAAAGAATGAAACAGCAGGCAATCTGCGAATTATGTATGCAAGCATTTGAAAAAAGAAGTGCAAATCAAAAATACTGCACCGAGTGCGGTGTTGAAATGAGAAAACAACAGCACAGAGAAATCATCAAAAACAGCAAATTAAGAAAAACAGCCGCACGCAATTACAATAAATCCGATACACTTGAAGAAAAATGCAAGAAAATCAATTTGTATAATAAGCGGCACGGAACACACTTAAGCTACGGAGAATATACGGCACTCGAAAGGCTTCGAAGAATTTAAGGAGGATATTATGAGAGAAATATTATTCAGAGGTCAAACTCGCAGATATGGCGAAAAAGTCACATTGAGTGGTGAAAAAATAAAAAGCAATTGGGTTTACGGCGGTATTTTCCCACAGAATGGTGAGGGTGATTTTGCAATAATTTATCAGCAAAATCCTACAGTAGAAAAATATCCCGTTTACGCAGATACAGTCGGGCAGTACACAGGAATGAAAGATAAGAACGGCACGAAAATTTTTGAGGGAGATATTGTTGATTTTCCAGACCGTTCTGACAGTGAAAGCTATGGTGTTGTTAAGTATGACACAAACGAAACTGAATTTGCAATTGTATATGATTCGATATATACGGGATTAGGCAGACAATATCATTCAAGAGATATTGAAGTTATCGGCAACATCTATGACAATCCGGAACTGCTGGAGGAATGAAGATAAATGGATAATAAATTAAAAATCCGTGATTTCTGCGGTGATTATGCGTTGGATATACCGTTCGCAGACGGTAGTGTAAACACGATATACTTTAATTCAAAACGAAATGCCGAAACAGTTAAGCATATTATCGAAGTTGACGGAAGTAAACCCAACGAAGCAACCGTGTGTGATATGCGAGAGATTAAACGCGGAAAGTGGGTATCGACTGGAGATGTTTTAGGGTACACTGAATATCATTGCTCAGAATGCGATAATTATTTATTTTTAGTTTCTTGGAAAGACGAGTTGTATAATTATTGCCCCCATTGCGGTGCAAAGATGGATAAGGAGTGAGCAACAATGCCTTGTAAAAAATGCGGATTGCAATACTCAAGTTATTGTGTTGATTGCGTATATGTAAAAACAGGACTTAACTTAAACGATGAAGAATACCACGAGATTGAAGCGGAAAGAAATATAAAAGATGTTGTTTGATAAAGGAGAACAGGCAAAATG